CCCATGCCTGTGATTACTGTACGCATAGCTCCGGCTTTACTTCACGAATAAAGTTTATCAGGTCACGAATGGTCTTGGTGTTCTTAGCATCGGCCATGTCGAGTTTGATGTCAAAGGCGGTCTCTACACCCATAATCAGATCTACGAGGTCGAGCGATTCCAAGTCCAGGTCTTCGGCAAAGTTATCGTCGATGGTGACGGAATCACGCGGTGGCATGTTGTCGAAACGAGCCTCCATCACGTCAAGTATTCTATTGAATAATTCGTTTTCAGTCATAGACACTACTCTTTTTCGGTATTCTTTTTGGCCTCTTGAACGGCAGCTTTCACTTCCTCCCAGGATGCCATATCAAACAATCGGGTTTCGGGGTTATACTCACCAACGAAGGTGATTTCAGCCTGTGCGTCGCCACTGGCATTGTCGGCAATGATATAGAAATCAAACGCCTCGATGGGAGGCAGTGCCACACCATCCTTATTGATGCCGTCACGCACAGCACGACGAATACGGTCCAGTTCGCCTGGCTTTACCTTGATACCACTGGCCACGCGCTCTGCCACAGCCTTACGCTGCAAGTTGAGCACATACTGATCCCACTGCTGCTGTTGCAGACAGAAGACATGATACAGATAGACATTGTTCAGGAAGTTTCGCCATGCTTCAGCACCACGCGACAGCATGACCATGGCCAATGGCTGTGCAATAAACAGGCGACGGTCTTTCAGGTCCCAAATGAGCATGTGGCTCTTTGTCAACTGTTCAATGTGACCAAATACTCGGCTGGTCTGACGCAGCTCCTTTTTCTTTCTCTTGGCGGCGCGATATTCACGCCATTTCTTAAAAATGTTCATTACTCTTATTGTTTTTGGTTATTACGAGGACCTGCTGGCAGAACCAGCAGACACACTACAAGGTCAAGTCAATGGCACCGAGGCCACTAAATGTACGATAGATCTGAGCATTCACCTCACGTCCGTAATAGTCTTCGAGATAGCGTTGCATACGCCCTTCAAGGTGGCGGGCTTCCATCATTATAGAGAATGGTCGATGCGTGTCACCATCCCTTGCGCTCCATATCGTGACGTAACGACGGCTATAATGAGCCTTACGCGCACGGTCCACCGTCTCGATAGGCTTACCACCGGCAGTACCCATGTCAACGAAGCGCAGGTAGTGGTTGAACTCAATACGGATGGTTTCGTTGCCCTGTGCGGCAGACATCACTTCATACTGAAACGACTTCAAACCCTCACCAGTAGCAAACCAATCCTTACCACCTCTCATGGCACGAGCCTTACGGATAGCGTTTATCTTGGCAAAGCCAGGATAGATCTCATAAGGCCAAACGTGCTGGGTACGAAAGCCCTGTTCCATTGCCTGCACAGACTGGCGGGCAAAGGAACGGAGCACCACATTGATGGGGCGACGGGGTTTTTCTATCTGGACGGCCATTATTCAGCGGTTTTTTCACCTTCAGAAACGGTAGCTTCACCAGAAGCGGATGCTTCGGGCACGGGGGCTTCTTTCTTGCCCTTCTTATCCTTTTTACGGGAAGCAGTGCGCAGGAGAGAGAGGGCACTGGCAGTAAGCATGTCGATTTGCTCCTGGTCATTGCCGCAATAGGTGACATACTGATAATGGCCAGGTGTGACGATGGGGAGCAAGGCACCCTGTACCACCACCGTTTTCTTCTCTCCAGTGATAATCAGCAACGGCTCCACTACTGAGGTGTGGTTACTGATGGTCATCGGCAATTCGGCAGGCAGTTCGTTCTTTACCAACTCTGCCTGATCGGTAGCCGTCAGCACTTTCAGTTCCTTCAGCCATCCACGCTGCTGCAACCAACGGAGATAGCGCAAGTGTGCAATGTCGATTGATGGTGTGATGACTGTGACGGTGATAGCATCACCAGCGAGACAGCCAACAGCCTTCATCAGCTTATCAAAGGTTACATCGCCATTGGTCTGCCAGGTGGCGAGAGCATGTTCACGAAGCAGTCGAGGCAGGGTGTTCTCGATACAGCACGGTTCTTGAATAGAGCTTGTCATAATCTTAATTTTTTAGGGGCCGCTGTGACAGCAGCATGAAACAACAAATTTTTATCACTGCAAATATAGGGGAAATGGGGGAAAAGGTAGGGACAAAAAAAAGCCATGCCAACTCATAGCACGGCTTTGCTGCTGAATTGCAGCGGGGTAATGAACACGAAATTTACATTTGTACCGCGTTATCAATCGTCAGGGATCCATAGCTGGCAGTGACGATAAAGTTCACGATGGAACCGCTACCCCATGTCGGGGGCATGTCATCGTTAGTAATCGTGATGATACGAGTCTTGGGAATAGCAGGCCAGTGGGCGTTAGGCCACCCCTGATCAGACTGCTTATCGGCTGCACTACGGGTGTCGGTCTCTTCACCATAATTGCCGGTGTAACGCTCCCACGACCAATCGCTATCTGTCAACTGGTCGGTGATGTCATAGTTGCCACACAGCAGATGCGGGTCGAGATAGAGATTAACAGCACCAGGATATTGCGCTGCTGATGTGATTCGGTGCCCTGCACGGTCGTAGAAGCATATCTGAAGGTCGTTGGCACCATACACCATCTTCCAGTAGGTCGATGTGGGGTGTGGCTCGTTATTCTGACTGCTGGCAGCATAGAGATACCACTTACAGCCGTTATGTGTGACGGTGGGGTAGAGTCGGGGAGTGCGCTCATAGAGCATTGCAGCATCCCACGCTCCTAAGAAAATCTCCTGGGCATAGGCACGGGAGAGGACAAACGACGCGCTGGTTGTATAGGTGTCATAGCCACCCTGCCCATCGCTTACCTGACGTGTGGCGGCCACCACATAGACAGCACCACCTTCAGGCACATCAGCAAACTGAAAATAGAGAGCCGACGGGATGCCGCTGGGGTATTGTGTGGCCATGGCCTGATTCCATGCCGTATCAGCAGCCGCATTGCCGCTTTGTCGGGTAATGCTCATCGTATAGCCACTGCTAATGACGTTACCCTCTACATCCTTCAGAATGAAGTCGGCGCGTTGCTGTTCGCCGTCGGCAATGGTGCCATCAGGACGTGACAGTTTGATGTCGATACGGTCAGAGAATCGCGTAAACTGGTCGAGCACACCATAGATATGCGCATCCTTAGTGACGAAGCCCTCGCCGTTGAACTCCTTACGATATACTACCTGTTGGTTTTCGTCCAGTTGCAGCATGGCAAAGCCGGTCAAGTCACCCCAGCCACCCATAAAGCAATGCTCTTCCCATTCCCATGTGTTTACACCCTCAAAACGGGCCATATAGGACGTAGTATAAATAAAGAACTTCTGACGCTCTGGATGATCCACGCCAAAGAAGCCAGAGACAGACAGCACACTCCACTGTTCGGGAGCAGGCGACCAAGTGACAGGATTCGTATTGAACTGACGCATGGCCACCGTTACGAGGCCATTTTCACGAATCTTATCACCTTCCTGTGCCACATATTGCGCATCCTGTGCGATATACTCAACAACATCATTGGTGACACGCTCAACGACATTGGCCACGGCTGTTACGCGGCAGTAGATAGACTGGAATCCTGCACGTTGAATATTACCCTTGCGGTCATCGCTGTTGGTAGTGGCATTCTTTGTACCATCCATGTTGTGCCAGAAACCACGCAGGATATCATTCACTATAAACTCACCTGGTTCGCCATCGTTCAAATCGAGCACGAACTGGCATGTATGGTTGGTGTCATCAGTGCTAATAATCTCCTTGATACGTCCCTTACCGGCAGAGTCCCAGCGGGTGCCTGAAAGCACCTCAATCTGGTTGTATTTGATGATTGGTACCGACAGCGATTCCGACAGTTCCAACGAGCGGGCAATAATGGTGCCGTCTGGCAGCATCTTCATGCCGGTGCGCGAACCGATGCCTACCTGAATATCCTTCTCGTAATCGCCAATGGTGACAGAGCGTTTCAGTACCGTTTCACCCTTAACGAGTATGGAGTTATTGAAGGTGATGTCGCCATTTGCGGTGTCATCGTGAGTACGCGAGAGATATTGCGTCTTAGCGTAAGCAGGAGTCACCAGTTTGTCGTTGGCATTGGCATCGGCCACCGTCTCAGGATTAGCCACGCCATTGATGGTATGGCCGTGAAGTACCAGCTGAGTGATAGAGGCCCAGGAAGCCGTCAGTTTCTCAAATACAGCCTCACTGATGGTCTTCAGGAACTTCACCATGTCGGTAGTAGCGATATACTCCCACCAGGTGCCTTCACCACCACTGGCAATCGCTTCATCAGAAGCCAGCGTACCCGTATCTACTACCTGAGTCCAGACACGATCCTGTGCCACACCATTCACACGAGAGGCTGAGATAATGCCTCGCGTCCAGATGTAGTAGTAATCGGTGGAACCTACCTGTGTACCTCCCTCATTACATCCGTAGATATCCAACTCTTCAGACGGCCATACCACCTGTGCGGGAATGTCGGCGGCATTGCTCTTCGGAATGGCAATATAGACATAGCGGGGATCATCATCATGGAAGACAGTAGGCGACGCTATCAGCGTCCATCTGCGATAGTTATGGCCATTATCAAATCCCAGCCCGTCGATGCCACGCATGTAGCACATCACCATGCTACCTGACGAACAGTTAGCATGGATGTAGTTACGATCACCAGCGGCATTGAGTTGAACAAACAGAGCACTGGATGAAAACCAATAATCGGATGGACGGGCGACTGTCATATTGTATATTTATGAGTTAGGGGTTATCACCCGAAGCAGGTGCTTCAGGAACGGTAGTTTCACCCGACGAAGAGCCATCGGGCACAGTGGTTTCTTCAGAGACAGGGAGGTGATACTTTTCCTTATTGATACAGCCGATGGCAGGGAGTGGCTGGTCCTGGTCAATAGACAGCTCCATCAAGTGCCATTCAGCATACTTAACCGGCAGACTGCCCCACTCGCATTTATCGAGCGAGAGGCCACGAAGCGACAGCATCGTAGGGGTGTCGTAGGTCTCACCCGTAATAGGACAGCGGCCATAGTGTTTTAGATCACGGAGATACTGAATGAGATCCTGCACCATTTCATCCATCAATAGCTGCTGGTCAGTGCCCAGCTCATCATCCTGCTTGGCATTCTTAGCCAGCGAGCGCGTCTTGGCACGGGACATGAAATAGATGGTGTGTCGATAGTTCACAACCTTAGTAGAGTTCATTTCAGCATCTACCAGGACCGAATAGGCCATACATGGCGACTTTGCCGTGTTCTGATTACGCACAAACTCCGAATCCTGATTGATGGTCTTGATTTCGTAGTATGCCTTATCCTTAGAGCCACGTTTCGGGTCATGCGATATGGGCTTGTATAACTGTGCCCACTTTTCGAGGATAGCAGAGAGATTGCTGGTCATAACTAATCGAGGGCAGGGGTTACAAACATGACAGAGCCAGAGGCATTGTTTTCAAACTCCGGCGTGTATTCACCCGAAGCCGATGCTTCAGGCTCAGTGGCGGGAGCCACATAGAGGGGAGAGGTCTTAAAGGCTTTCAACAGGTCGCCTTCCATGTCGGGCTGATGCGTTTGCAGGTAGCTGGAGAGGTCGGAAGTCAACTGCACGGCCTCGTTATGTGCCGTCTCACGTCTTGGGTCGCCCACTTTTATCTGCATAGTGCGCGATTCCAGGTGACGGGCCATAGCCTTACGCAAACGGTGGATGATACGCTTCAAAAGGCGGTCATCAGTGCCCTTGATTGCTGTTTCAACGAGATAGTCCATCAGATCCTCGCCGATAATAGGAGTCAGAATATCCTCCTGGATAAAACGCAGGTCAGGCAGCATGAGAATAAACTTCTCACGCGAGCCGTAGATGTCGAGATATTCCTGAAGGATGGTAGCCGACGGGATAGCCAGACTTGCAGCGAGGAAGAAATAGCGAGAGGTACGCCAATAATCAGTAATCTCCTTTTTCTCAGCGTTAGAGCTTTCTGGCTCAATGGCGGCTGGGTCGAGCGCATTCACCTCCTGCGTCCACTCTTCGAGTGTCACGAGCAAGGCATTGATAGCAGCGTGAGACTCCTTGATGCAGCTCTGCTTATAGGCATTGATGGTGGCAGGATCGACTTTCTGGTAGTCATCTGCCACACCGATATTGATGCCTGCACCATTGACACTGATAGCCTGCTGGTCAATGGCACGACCAAGTGCATCAAAGGTGATGATACGCTGTGCCAGTGTCAGCAGACGGGCGTAAGGGGGTAGGGGAGTGCCGGCTACAATCTGCCCGATAAACTCCGCAATAGCACCCTCGCCATCGCGCAATGACTGATAATATTCCACCAACGACTGATGGAGCTGTGCGCCGAGTTTATCCTTTAGGAAGTCCTGCTCAGACGAATCAAAAAAACCTGCCATCGTCTCGATATTGTCAATGGCGTTAGAGGGCGAATAAAGCCTCAGTTCTTCGGGGGATGAGATAAGCATAGCGAACAAATTTTAAGGCCGTGATGATATCACGGCATAGGTGACATTATTCTTTGACAGCTTTCTTGTGTTTTTTAGCCTTGTTAGGTTTGATAGCAGCCTCCAGTTCCTCTTCGTCGATGTCAATGTGACGTGCAACCTTAGAGGTGACAATCTTTTGGACGGCTCTTGCCCATGCAGAACCATTGCAGGATGATTCGTTTTCGAGGATGCTAACCATGGTGCAGAGGATGAAGATGGCAGCCACATACTGACCGAGGTGTAAACCTCCGAGGTGGCCGAGCAAATGCTTATCCACACCTTCAGCAAGCAGAATGCAGAACCAGACAATCGCCAGGTCACTAACCATCTTGAACATGTGAGCCGATTTCAGTTTACCATCGGCTTTACTTTTCGGGAATGTTGCTTTGATACGTCTGTTTAGTCGCCAAGCTGTCAGACAGTCTATTAACACAGCAAACACACACAACAGGGCATAGGGGAGCGTTGGTTCCAACCATGCCCATACAATTCCCAAGGCGACTGCAACGAGACGTGGGATAGAGCAGAAAAAGCTCTGAAAGAATGAGATAATCTGGTTCATATCGTTATTATTTTGTTTGATTATTGTTTTATATTGCGAGGGCAGCCAGGGGCGAACCATTGAGGTCGAGACGGACAGAGAACTGTACTTCGTAGAAAGATCCGTTGGTACGGTCGATGCCCTCTACGGTCTCTTCCGGCACGATATGGCAACCGAGCCAGTTGTTTCCTATCTTAATCCAAGCGAACTTAGCCATCAGGAACTCATGGATAAACCACGAATGCCATGCTTCATCGAGGGGACCAGAAGACATCTTCCATGTCTCATAGTCGTTTTTCTTTGTCACCAGGCCACGCGAGAACGAGCCAAAGGTTTCTTGTATGGCACGAATGTATGACTCTTGCGTTACATTCGTCTCAGTGGTCTTGAATGAGCGCACACTGATTGATTCGAGACAGCCCAAACCATTGACAAAGCGGAACTGGTAGCGGTCGGTCTGTCCGGCGGCCACAGCATACACCTGACGGCCATTGATGGTTTGCAGGCCAGGCGTTGTAATACTGACCACCGATGACGTAGGCCCCGTAGTGATACTACCCTCACTGATAGCCGTTGCAAACGACTGAGGGCATACCATTGTCTCGCCTACGGCCACCACTTCGGGTGTGGTGTTGGGCTTACGGGTAAAGTGCTGTGCCAGTTTACTGCCACCACTGAGGATGCGCTCCAGGTCAGAGTAGGCACCAAAAATGGCTTTGTGGCCGTTGCTGGTCACGACACCCACATTATCATGCACTTCACCATTCTGCATATACTCATCACAGGCCGACAGGTCATAGACGATATAGGGATAGGCAGCAGGAGGCGTAGCAGTGTACTCATAGCTATCAGCCACGGCACGGAGAGCAGACGAAACATCGAAGTACAGGGTTTCGCCACTCTCAGCAGGTGAGGATAGCGTCAGGTCAGTATAGTTGCCACCATAGATGCCGGCATGTACGGTGAGCTTTACACGATGGAAAGCACACTCGCCACTGATGACGGCAGCCTGCACCTTGAACGTGATTGGAGAGCCAACCAACGGTGATGCGCCTTGTATGAGTAATCCTTGTGCCATGGTTATTCGGGTTTGTCCTGAGTTGTTACACCTGATTTAGAGCGGTCGAGCGTAGTCATCACCTCGCGGTCGATCTCCCAACAGAGGTTTTCGTCCCATTCGTTGAAATGCGACACCACATCGAGCGTCTTCAGCATGACGTTCTGGATGGGCGATTTCAGGATGAGACGCAACAGATAACGCTCACGGATGTCCGTACCGCCATTACTGCCCACCAAAGCCATTGGTGACGAACCAAGCAGGCGGGCATCCAGTCCAAGAGCCATGAAGACGATGGATGAGATCTCAGCCGTCTCTTTCTCGTTGGCATCGGCCACAGACTTGCTGGCACTCTCAATCTCCACTATCTCAAAGCTCTTGTGTTCCTCGCCATCCGTACCCATGAAGGTAAAGGCTAAGAGCGACTGACCGGCATTGTCACGGTTGGATAGCCACTGATTGATTTGCGTATAGAGTTTATCGCGTATCTCTGCCTGCTTCTTTCTATCAGACTGTGCTTTCTTCTGAATGAAGAGTTGCTGCATATAATCGTTGTGCAGGTAGATGATACGGCCAATGATATTGCTATTCTTCTTACGATTGTAGCGGTCACTGATAATCGTTGAAAGATACTCGTAGATATCACCACCAAAGATGGAATGCCAGGCAGGAGTCGGATAATACGGACGGCCAGCAGTGGGATTGAACGTAGGCAGCACGAAGCGTGTAGGACGTTTATTGACCGATACGTTCTTTTCCTTGGCCTCCCAAACCACCTCTTGCAGAGAAGTCAGCGGTGAAGCCGGATTAAGGGCATGAATGGCATTGATGGGCGCGTTCTGGTCGCCTCCCTGATCGAGCCATGGCTTATCCAGCCAACGATTCGAGCAGTACACATAATTGATACGCCCGTATTGATCCATTCGCTCCAATCTGGTCGTATGGCAACTACGGTATGACAATCCTGTAATGGCTGGGGTCCAATCTTTCGTCTCTACATCCTTATTATTTTTATCGAGTTGTCGTTGGTTCAACTGCAATTCAGGGAATGAAATATTAAACATCACCTGATCGAGCGACACAGCAAGCCATGTCTGAGCAAGGTTGTTACGCTCCAGAAAGTCCTTTACCTTTGGCCATGTCTCTTTCCATTTCTTCAGGGCCTTTTGTAAATCCTCAATCTGTTCACTGATTGATTCACAAAGGCTATCAAACACCTTGTTAGCGGAAGCCGATGGAGCTGCTGGTGCTGTTGATGCTTCTGAGCCTTCACCAGCGGAGAAGCCGCTTGGCATACTGGTATCATTGCCATTATGCTCTGAGTGGAGTTTCAGCAGCTCACGCTGGAGGTCGATGATACGGCCACGGAGCCATTTGCCAGCATCCTTATAGCGTATCTTCGTGGTGGTGATGTTACCACCC